CTTGATTCTTTTTCATTAAAAGGATTAAATTCAATTCCTTGTTTATGAAGCATTTGTACAGTTTCAGGTATAAATTGATAAGAACCCATAGCTTTAGATTCTTTATTTAAAGCATATTTATCTTTACCACTTTCAACTCTTTTTAAACTATCAAGAATTTGATCGGTAATAACACCGCCACCAGCAGAGCTAGAAGATACAGCTTTTGGCGTTTCTTCCCCAAGAATTGCATTGTATAAGGCATCAGCCATTATAAAGTTCCTGTAGTTTCTAACTTCTGTAAGTTCAGATATTTAGTAGCTAATTCTTTACGCTTTTCTGGTGTTAAACCAGACTCTTTAATGTATTTAGCAACTTGAGCAGCACCTTCTTGTGGTGTTTTAGCACGATCAAAAATGTATTTCATTTCAAATACAGAATTATCGTTAGAGTTTTTATTCCACATGGACATAAAATGCTTAACGTTAGCATCGCCAAATTTTTGGGTAAACTCTCTTACGCCATTTGCTTGCATATTTTTATTTTCAAGATTTGCAGCGTTACGTCTTGCAACGTCAATTAATACTTTAGGATCATAAACTACAGAGCCGTTTGCATGGGCAAGTAATTGTTGCCCTGCAACACCTTCAACAGTACCACCGCTTGATTGAATATCTGCAATTTGTGCTTTAGCCAAATCTTTAGAAAGCTGTTGATATTCAGGAGTACCAATTTTAGCTTTTAATGTACGTTCAGCAGTACCAGCAGGGCCACCAAAGAAAGTGTTTTCAGCAAGCATTTCGGCTTGACCTATTAATTTATCGTAGTTTTGTTTGCTTGTACCAAAAGTGCGTTGAGTATTTGTAAGCTCTGTTCTTACTTTTTCACCATATTGGCGATCAGGTTCTTCACTAGGCAATTGCGCTCTAGGTTGACCAGCTTGCGGAACAGGGTAACTAAGTTTCTCAGGTTGACTAAATGGTTCTTGTGCCGTAGTTTTTGGTTGTTCTTGTGTTTCTGGTTTATAAGAAGAAGGCAATTGACCTGGCAATACACCACTTGGATATAATTTATCTAATTGAGCTTGGGCTGACAAATTTGCAGCTAAACCTGATGCTAAATAAGCGTGATAATCTAATGGAGTTCCTTTTTCTGGAATTTTAGCAATTGCTTGCGCTACTACGCTAGGTGGAGTATTAAAGTTTTTAGCATGTTCAGTAATATTATCAATAATATCTTCACGATTTAAATCTTTTTTACCTAAAAGTCTTTGAACTTGTTGTGATGCTGCCGCTAAATGTTTTTGTTTGTTTTCAAGTTCTGCTGTATTTGCTTGAGCAACTGCTTGTCTTGATGCAGCTTGACCAGCTTCAATACCAGGTTGCAACAAAGCCTTTTCTTTTTGTAATGCAGTAGAAGTGCGGCTAAGATCAACTATGTCGCTTAAACTCATTCCTTTAGGAGCTTCTTTATTGCCGTAAATACTTGAATCAATAGTTTGACCCATTGATGGTACTGAAACACCGCTTGTGCCGATTGCCATAATTAGTCCTTAACCAAGTGCCAAATTATTATTAATATTTTGACCAAAGCTATTAGTAGTTGTTCCTGCGCCTGTATCACCAAACATAGCATTTTGTCCTTGAATTGCACTGCTTTGACCATAAGCAGAACCACCACCTAAATTTGGATTTGCTTGATTCATACTATTTAATGCGCTGTAACCAAGCATATTACCTGCTGTATTAGCCACACCACCATAAATATTGCCTTGTGCAATTTGAGCACCAGCTTGAGCGTTTGCAGCTCCAATGCCTAATGAAGCTACGTTTGTGGCTGTGCCAATTTGAGCGTTTGCAGAACCTGTAGCACCAGCAAGACCTAATTGAGCTTGATTCAAATTCATAGTATTAATATTGCTTCTTTGAGCTTGATAATTGTTAAACGCATTTTGATATGCTGTACCAGCATAGTTTTGGGTATAATCTTGTAAAGCCTTTTGAGCATTACCGCCTGCTATACCACCTGTAGCATTATTTGCTTGTTCATTACCTAATTGCCCTTGTTGTAGCTGAAAAGCATAATTAGGGGCTAATTGAGCGTTTAAATCTTGGTTGCTAAATTGATTATTAAAATAAGCGTTATTAGAAGCAAGGTTAGATAGTGCAGTAGTTCCTGCTGCCGAATAAGGGGTAAATTGTTCAGAAGCCTTTTGACCAGCAGCTAATAAATTAGCTTGTTGCGCCATAGCGGCATTGGCTTGAGTATTGGCGGCATTTTGCGCTCCCTGAGAGGACATATACCCACCTATAACTGCACCACCTACTACTGCTGTTGCGACTGCTGACATTAAATTCTCCTTATAGCTAGGCTTAAAGCCTGCCGATAGTCAATAGTGATTTCTTCACCTAAATTGCCACCCTGACAGCCTTTTATAGCCTTTTTTGCAACTAAATCAATATCGTTATTATCTCTCAAAATCATGATTGAGTTAGGGTTTTTAGAGTGGTTTGTGTATCTTCCGGCTGGTGTGCGCTTTCCATTTAATCTAGCTGGAGCAATAATTTCACCAGATTCTAAGTTTCCTGTAGCAAAAACACCTTTTCCATCAATTTTTGAGTTTGCAACCATCATTTTATAATTGCCATGAGGCATTTGAATTTGATCTTCTGTGTTTTTAGTCTGCTTTCTAACTGTTTCATGATCAAAATTATATTCAGCAATAGCTAAATAATAATCAGCTACATCGCTAGAATGATCTAAAGTAAGCAATAAATCTTGTGATTTTTGGCTTTCTTGCCAAGTTATACTTTTTTCTAAAAATATAGACTCAAGTCTTTGTACATCAGTTTCAAACGTTGAATAGACGTTTTGCCATACCATTGTTTCATGAATATAGCCTATTTTTCGACCTGGCTTTGATACAAAAACTTGTGGGGCGCATAATTCTGTATGCGAGCCATCATCATTTACCATTGTGACTCTGCCAGCCAACATAATGTTTAAATGCTCAGTTTTTTGATAATGCCCTATAGATAATGTGCCAGCAGGAATAGTTACTTCACGAATATAGATATTAGGGCCAAAGCGATGCACTACAGGACAATCAACTTGCTCTTGTTTTAAAAACTCTTTTTCAAGAGTTTGCACTTTTTCTTCGGTAATTACTTGTAAATTAGACATTGTAATAAGGCACTTTATAAGGTTTACCAGCTACTGTAATATTAATAAAGCCCACAGGATTGCTAGGAAGCGTTCCTGTCCCTTTTGTTGCGTTTGTTGCGCTTGTAAAGTTCAATATATTCAAAAAATACTGTTGCCATGCCCTTGTAGGCATTTTTGTTTGTTCGTCTAAAACAGGTGTATTCGGGTAACTATTTGATTGACTGTTACCCCATAAAACATTAGCCATTAGTTTTCCCCTACGCTTGCTTTAAGGTTAGCGGATACGATTACAGCGTTTATAGGGTCTGTAACCACTACTTCATAGATTCGATCTCTTGCCCAACCCAATCTGCGCCAAATAATACGATTATTGTATTTTCCTGTTTTACCTATTGTTGACCAATGTTCATTTGACCATGTTGAGCCGCCATCTGATGACCAACGCAACATAGCTTGTGGGTTTGTAGTAGGCGTTAAAGCGTTTAAATTTTGATCTAAACCTATAATTATATCGTTATTAAAACCAATTAAATAAGTGTTTAATGGGCCAATAATTAAAGGATCACCTACAAGATTACCTTCTGTGTTTGATAGTCCTGTAGTTCCTACACCTGGTTGAAATTGTATTTGTAATTCGTCAAAATATTGACGTTGCAAGTCTGTAGTCAAATGCGGGCATCTACGCAATCTGCGTATAGCATCGCTATTATCTGTGTAATTGTTAGGGTCTAATTGGTAAATCTGACCATTTTGCCAATCGCCTACTAATACTACGTTTTGAAAGAACGCAGAGCAATTTGAGCGATGACGATGGTAATTGTTTTGAGAGTCTGTCCATAACCATTTGTGCCATAGTTGAGTAGTAATGTCATACACCCAAGTAATATCAAGGCTAGGGAATGTCACTACATAACACTCATGGCCTTCTAATTGATAAGTATAAGCAATAGCATCAGAAATGTTTTGGTTAACAAGCGTGTTTTCTACAGCATGAGTTGATATTCTTTGCGGAAAATATCCATTCATAATGACTATTTCAGCTTGACCACGATTGTTTTTAGCTACATAAGCAAAAGAATTGCCTAAACGAGCTATTGAATTGGCGGCAGCTAAACCATGCTGACTTGATGAGCCAGGAATTCTTTGAAAAGCAAATGGGAATGTACCTTGATCTGCCCATACTTCACTAGTTTGTTCGCCTAATAAATAGACTTGTCCATGATCGCAAACTAAAGAAACAAGGTTATCAGGCCCTGTAAACTTGCTTGCATAGCTTAATCCGTAAGTAATAGGGCTAAGAAGATTAGAAGCTGCCCATTGTTGAGTATTAGGGCGATTATAAACAAAGTAGTTATCTACAATATCTATTATTGAACCGCCTGTAAATGCACCATCTGAACTAGGCAATATACTAAAGTTCAGCAAATACATTGTTTCAGATGAAACAGTTTGTGTTCCATTTACAACATAATTACCTGTGTTGCCCGTACCTGTACCAAAAGTAAGGTTAAAGGTTAACCCTGTTCCTGCGCCATTTGAAGATGTAGCTACTGGATTTGATGGATTAGAAGTATAAGAACCAGCATAAGTTTGACTTAATGTTGTTGGCGCTCCAGGAGCTAGTGCAGTTACAGGAATACTAAATCCTGATCCTGTTCCACCAATAGAAGCTGCTGTTGCAGATAATATTGTTCCTGTGTTTGTAAATCCTTTGCCAGGTGAAGCCAATGTTACAGAAGTTATTGCACCGCCTGAAATTACAATATTTGCAGTAGGGTAAGTTGTTGCTGTTGCTCCACTTACATAAGTAAGTTGAACTCCTGTGTAAGTTCCATCAGTATAACTAGAGCCAGGTGTAATTGTTCCTAAAGTTTGAACGCCTGATGTAATTCCTGTAACAGTATAAGTTGCTGGACTATTGCCATAAACACCACCTAAAATTGTTACTGTATCATTTACAGCGTATCCTGTGCCTGCTGTTGCTATTGATTGACTTAAAACATTTCCAGAACCTAAAGCTGTCACTACAGTATTAGCTGTTACGCTTGTTCCTTGAATGGTTTGACCTGGGTAAATTGTTCCACTTGTGACTGCTGTTACAGTAAGGGTTGACCCTGATATAGAAGCAGTTATAACCCCAGCTACAGTAGCAGAGTTCATTTGTATAGCAGTTGCAATAGTTGCTGAATTATTAATTGTCCAAGTTGATCCGCTACCACTAACAATGACTGTTTCATTAGGAACGCCAATACCAAACAATGCTTGATTTGCAGCAATTGTGCCGCTAATGATTCTTGTTATTGTAAGAGTCGTGCCAGAGATTGTGCCTTGAAATACTGCTGCGCTAGGTGCTGAAATGCGCCATGTATAACGATATGATCCATCAACAATATAGACGTTTGTGCCGTTATCGCTGATTCCTACTTGACCTGTTGAGCTATTTAATTGCCCAATAATAGTAGGACTAAAGCTAGAATTTAAAACGTAAACGTATGGGCCACATACAACAACGCAATAATTACCACCGGAAACCGTTCTCATTCCACGAACTACTTGAGCATTTTGTAGCGTTACAACGTTAGTAAGACCAGGGGTAGGATATAAAGCAACAACGCCTCTTGCGCCTTGACCTTTAGTTGGATCAATTTCAGGTCGCCAATTGATGCATTCGGAATCATCTTGATAAATAGACGGAGCTGTGTACGATGCGCCAACAAAGCCAAAATCTGCCATTTATTTAACATCCTTATACGCTTCGCCATCACGGATTCTTCTAATTGTAGATTCTCCCACGCCATATTCTCTTGCAAGCATAGCAATATTCCTATATCCGACACGTTGACGAATTTCTAATACTTTATCTAAAGATAAAATACGTTTTGCAACAATTGGTTTGCCAAGTTTTGCTGCGCTCATTTTTTGTTTAGATTCTTCTGATACTTTTTTTCCAAGTTTATTTTTATTGCCAATACGAGCATAAGACATTTGTTCGCAAGATTCTTTAGTATGCTTTTTTCCTTTAAAAGTCATTCCCCAAGAAGATGCGCCATTTTTATTGCCTTTAAGGCTGGCTTTATGTTCTTCTGTGTGTTTATAACCAGATGCACCTTCGCCACCATCTGTGGCATTTACTAATTTAATCCCACGCCTGCGGTAAACATCAATGGCTTCCATTTCAGCAAGAAAGGCCAATTCTTCATCTAAATTTTGTGCAATATGTTCTGCAATAAATCCATGTTTAGCAACTACACGATGCCAATATTCATTACGACCTTTGCTTTGATTTAAGCGTGTGTTTTTTCCTTTTCCAACATAAAATATTTCGTTGGTATCAGCTTTTCGGTGTTGATATATGTAAAAGTTCATGGGGTTAATTATACACCACTTAAGATCAAACCTTAGCGGAAGAAGCCTCCCGAAAGTATCCACCCGGCATCACGTTGGCGAGAAGCCAACATAGCATCAGCAAACCTTGCAGATTGAACAGGTTTCATATTGATACGTTTAACAGTAGCTTTAGCTTGCGCTGCATAGGCATTAATCATCGTTATTTGCGTTGCACTAGCTTTGCCATACATAGGCATCAAACGTTCTGCTAGACACCATCTGAGAGCCATTGTGTAGCCCTGTGGAAGAATAATCGTATCATTTAGATTTGTGTAGCGTTGAAATAAATTATCTGTAAAGATGTGCATTTCGCCTTGCGATGGATTAGGCCATACATAAATGTTACCTAATGTTTCGCTAGGCTGATAATAAAGAGCTTTAGGCCAAGGCCCATTTAAAGTCTTTAAACCAATCATTTGATAATCTTCTACTGCAAGAATAGAGATTGGGTAGTCCAAGCCACCATTGACAATGGGTACACCATTACTATTTGTATTAATGCGTACAAATGCTGAATCAATACTTAATGGTCTTTGATAATAAGCTGTAATTGTTGTAGAGCTTACATTTTGATAAATATTGATTTGATAAGTTCCTGCTTCATTGACGTTATTGCCTGCGCCTGTGAGCATTTTTTCAATAGTTGTTCCTGATGTAATGCTTGTACCACTTAAAGTTTGACCTACATTAATTGCGCCTGAATTTATGCTAGTAACTGTCAAAATATTGCCTGCAATTGATCCTGTAAAACTTGCATTTATATCGCCAGTAGGGCCAATCGTATATTGAGTTTGTCCTGCAACAATAGGGAACACGATTTCATTTTTATAGAACACCATCATTTCTTCGTTTGACCATTGATCTACAAGGTCATTAAGCATATCAAAAGCATCTTGAGCGGCATCATCGCTAGGTGCTTCACCAGCTTCTAATGCGCCTATGTCTTTTAATGCTCTAGAAACAATGTCATAAGGTGTGGTCATTTTACATTCCTACTTTAAATACTTGAGGCTGCCAAGGTGGCACAACTTTGTTTTCTAATGCTTCTAATTGTTCTTCTAAACGAGCAGTAATATGACATTTGCCATCTTTTTGTGCTTCTTGTTTAATCCAACTTGCAACCATTTCTTCTGTTACTTTATCAAATTCAATCTTAGCACTAGGACAATCAAAATACCAATTACCTTCAGTTTCTACTGATTTATCTTCGTTTGATGCTGTAACGTGATAACGAACATGAGTAATCACACCATCTTTAGCAGAAACTTCTAGGATTTTCCAAGTAAACATTATTTAATAGCATTCTGAAATGGGGTTAAATCATTAGAACCGTAATATTCTGCACCTTTAGCAATTTGAATTTCAAGGTGTTCTTTATTACGCTTAACTGTATCTGCCCAATCTTCAGTAGTCATATCTTCAGGCTTGCCAGCGTTGAGTAGGTTTACGCTATCAAGTGCTGCGGAATAATTTTTTGCCACTTCTTGTTCAGGTGTTAGTTCTAACATTATTTATTCTCCAATGCAATTACTTTAGCATTAAGTTCTTTTACTGCGTTTACAAGATACCAAGTTAAATTGCTTGCATCTACTGACATTACACCAGTTGATTCTGTTTTAACGCAATCAGGAAGGATGGCTTGAAGTTCTTGGGCAATTGCACCTAGTTGAACACCTTTAATATTAATAGCGTTTTGTGGTTCTAATTCAGTTACTTCATCGGCTGTGCGGTATTCAAAGTTGCGTACTTGAATTGCGATAATTTTATTTAAACCATCGGTATTATCAACAATGTTCTTTTTGAGTCTTTGGTCAGAAGTAATAGACCATAAAGTAGAATTGTTGCCTTGATATACACCACCAGCATTAGCATAGATATATCCTGTACTTGCACCTTTTCCAACAGCACCATAATTTCCAATTACAACTTCATTAATTACTGTAGCTGAAGATGGGGTAGAATCAGTACCAATATAGACATTGGCACTTCCAGTAGTTAATGTGTATCCAGCTTGAAAACCTATTGCGGTGTTATTAGATGCGGTGGTGTTTGAAGTTAAAGCTCCTTCACCAATCGCTGTATTATAATTACCTGTTGTGTTTAAATATAAAGGTCCAGTAGCATTGAAAAAACCACCAACTGCAGTATTAGATTGTCCTGTTGTATTTGAATATAAAGCCCTATATCCAACAGCAGTTATAGAACCTGTAGTATTTGTATATCCAGCTTGATAACCTACTGCTGTACTATTTTGAGTAGTAGTGTTGGAATAAAGAGCTTGGTAACCAATAGCTGTTAAGTTAAATCCTGTGGTATTGCTATATGTAGCTTGATAACCCACCGCAGTATTCGTACTAACAGCACCACCACCCTTACCAACAGTAAGACCTGATATAGAAGCATCTACCGTATCAGTTTGTTGACCTGTAAAAGTCTGGGCAGCTAAAGTTGCTAAAGTGCTATTAACTGCTGGCACATTAAGTGAAAAATTGGTAGAAGGATTAGGGCCAACTAAGGCTGTTTGCCCACCCGCTGTTGCTTGAAAGACTAATTGACCCATGATTTTTTCCTATGGTGCTATATAAATTGTAGAAGCGGTTAATGCTCCTGTTGATGGATGATATTTTAACTTAGTTGAGCTTGTTTTTAAACCTGTATTGCCTGATGATGCGCTGACAAAAGTAACGTAATAATCGCTATTTGTTGTTGTATCGTCAGTAATGGCTACGTTTGTAGCGTTTGTTGCAGTAGTCGCAGTTGTAGCAGTTGTAGCTGATCCTGCGCTTCCGTCAATGTTTGTGCCTGTTAGACTAATTGATCCGCTTGCACGATTTAAAGCTATAGCAGTAGTGCCAATATAAACAGTAGAATTGCCTAAAACACCACTTGGAATCGTTCCTGATAGATTTCCAGCAGTTAAACTTGTTAGCGATGCGCCTGATCCGCTAAACCCTGTAGCTGTAAAAATGCCTGTAGAAGGGTTGTATTGGAGCTTAGTAGAGCTTGTATATTCCGTTGATAGGTTTCCGCTTGTTTGATTTGCAAACAAAGGATAACGAGTGCTATTTGTAGTGGTGTCATCAGTTACAGTTGCATAAGACGTTGGGGTAGTCCAAGTAGGAGTTCCTGTGCCTGCTGAAGTTAATACTTGACCTGTTGTGCCAGCAGCAGTAAAGCCTGTTGTACTTGAAGCAGATTGCCAAGGAATAGCTCCGGCAACGCCACCAGCTAGATTAGTAGAAGTCGTAGCTGTTGTGGCAGAACCTACTGAAAGCGTACTTTGCGCTACATATTGAGGAGCAGAGCCACTAGACGTTAATACATAGTTTGCAGAGCCAATTCCTAAGAAAGTCGTTGCGCCTGCGCCTGATTGATAAGGTAAAGAGCCTGCTAAACCACCTGACAAATTGGTTGCTGATGTAGCAGATGCTACTGCACCGCTTACGATTGAGCCTAGAATTGATGTAATCCAGCTAGGATTTGAGTAGCTACCAGTTGTATATACGCCATTTGTGACAGTTGCAGCGTTGCCTGAAATGCTAATACCCCATGTACCACTTGCGCCTGTTCCTGATGTGCTAGGTGCGCCAATAGTGTTATATGAGATTGTAGGGGCTGTAGAGCCGTTATAACTTACAGGCGATGCGCCACCAGTACCGCTTGAATTAAATGTAATGCTATTTGTTACAGAGCTTGCAGTCGTTGCTGTTGTAGCAGTTGCAGCATTTCCACCGATAGATAATCCGCTTGCTGTGCCTGTTAGCCCAGTTCCAGCACCGCTAAAACTACTATTAGCAGTAATGGTAGTACCAATAATAGTTGAAGCAGAAGAAGCCCCAATAGTTGTTCCATTAATTGACCCGCCTGTAATCGCTACGCTATTAGCGTTTTGAGTGGACATTGTGCCAAGACCACTAACTTGAGTATTGCTAATTGCAATAGAAGTTGTAGTTGCGCTAGTAATTTGACCTTGAGCATTTACTGCAATAACAGGAACTGCGCTTGCAGAGCCGTATGTGCTTGCTGATACACCAGTATTTGTAATGCTAAAAGTGTTGCTTAAAAGCGACAGTCCTGTGCCTGCAAAATAAGTATTTGCGCCTGAAAATTGCACCCAAGGCATTGCTGTTACATTAATTGTTCCAGATTGTGTTGCAGTACAAACCCAACCGGTATCAGCTTGACCGCCATTCAAAATGACTGTATATGCGCCTGGCACTTCTGACCAGACATCCATATCTGTAGAACGAGTCCAAGTTGATGCAGATGCTAAATAAATGCCGTTATATTGGCTAGATGATTGATTCTTGACGAGAACTCGATCACCAGCTAGGGTAGTGTATCCATCAATCGTTTGAAGCCCTGAGAGCGTTATATTTGTTGTTGTAGCAACTTGACAAGCAGCTTTAGGGCCTAAACCTTGCGCTACAGTATCAACATAAAACTTATTAGCAATATCAGTATTAGAGCTAGGTGTAGTGCTAATTTGACCTGTTGTTGCTGATACATTAGTAAAAACCCCTGTAGATGGCGATGTAGCACCAATAGTCGTACTATCAATAGTACTGCTGGTAATGGTTAACCCTGATTGAACAGGATTAGTAGTAGCGTAAAAGGGCATATTCTGCCCTATAAACGTATTAAACGACCCATCCAAGTTAAAATACGCTTGGACAGGCAGTAGATTCTGGGTTACAGAATCATTTATGCTAGACATAAATTACCTTTAATAGGCAATACAGTTAATTAAAACCACATCTCCAGCAGACATATTTGCAGCAGCGCCTGTTGTAACAGAATAGCTAGTAAATGTAACTGATGTTGCTGTGCTACCTGTTAGCTGTAAAAACAATGAGCTTCCACTTGTTACATCGGCAGCAAAAGCTAACCAACCATTAGGGGCTGTAGGAAGGCTAATTGTTCCGTTCGCTGCGCCACCTGTGCCGACTGTTACTTTAAAACAAAAAGTGCTACTAGCAAGAACAGTAGGGCTTGTGCCAAAACCACTAGAAACTGTAGGAAGCGTGGTAGAAGCAACTAAATTATTGCCAATAGACAATGCACTTGCATTGTATGGGGCATATAAAGCATTACCACCTTGACCATATAAACCTAAACAGTTGTTATTGGCATCGTATTCAGCCTGAACTGGCAATAGATTGATAACTGAACTACTTGCTACGCCTGGGTTTGCCATAATTATTCCTTAGTTTTGATCGACCATAGGCAATACATATAGCGTATTAGCTGTTCCAATAGCTGTAATAGCAAAGCTAGGCGGTACAGCAATCACAGTAGGCTGTGACATTGAAATGCCTAAAACAAAGCTCTGTGAGCTATTTCCACCTGTTGGGAGAACGGCTGCTGGTGCAGTTGTCGTTGTTCCTGCAACGGCTGGAGCAATAGTAATAGCAATAGGTGTTGTACCTACGTTTAAAAATCCACAAAAGTTCGCTTGATCATTACCATTAGGGGTAATAGTTACAGAAGTTGAACTAGATGTAGTTACTGCAATGGCCGTTGTCGGGCCAACAAAGCGATAAGCTGATACGTTAGCCATGATTTATCCTTAAACAGCAGTAGATGGTGCTGGGCCTTCTAAGCGAGTAACTTGAACGGCATACAAGCCAGAAGCAGGAGTAGCACTAGCAGTAGCGCAATTTCCAAATTGAACTGACAATACGTTTGCAGTTAAGCAATCAGCTTCAGCAACAATGATACCGGCAGTTTGTGTGCCTTGATAACCAATAACAGTTACAAAATCAGTAGTTTGTAAGCCAGGAACGCTAAAAGTCTGTGCAGCAGTTGTATTTAAAGCAACTTGGGCTGGAGTTAATGATGGGGTAATATAAAAAGTTTCGTGGGAATTGCCACGAGTAACTGTGGTACTAGACATAATTTTTCCTTTGCAAAGGGGTAGTGTGGTAAATCTACAACTATTTTACATTGTTTTGTTGATCTCTCAAGTGTTTTCCACAACTTCCTTTAAAAGTTTTGTAGCCAATGTGACCTAGCTCAAATTCAAGATTTGCCCATACTTTGCCACCTATATCTACCCATCTTTGGCAAAAACTAAAATCTTCACTTAAACGATTGCCATCAGGCATTTCATAAGGATCAAACAAAGGCCAAAATTGACTGTTTTCACTTGTACTACGTAAGGTTTGACGAGGATATGCCTCAATCATCTTTTCTGCACAATTACGGCTAATCTTCATAAATCCACCTGGCAATCCCAATACTTCCATTAATCCTGTTTCAGGATCATTACAATATTCTTCTTTTATGCCAATTTTAAAAGGCCATTCAAATGGGTCTTGTTTTTTAGGGTAAATACCACCTACTACATCTACAGGGTAATCAATTAGCTGAATTAACGCTCCTGGCTCCCAAAATACGTCATCATCAATAAATACTAGCGTATCTGCTTTAGAACGTACAAAAGCAGCAAATAATGCCCCTCGTGAGCCTGCTATGTCACTATTTCCAATGTCTTCTGCCATGCTAAATTTATCGCCACGACCAATAATATTGATAGCATCTAACAAAATAGCTCTCATAGTCGGAAAATGTACCTTTGCTGAATAGCAAGGCATTGCAATCATTACGCTTTTCATAAACTCCCCTCAGAATGTTAAAAACCCACCCTTTTTTAAGGGGTGGGCTTCTATTTTACAACAGATTACTGTGCTGACAA